CTCGGTCAGCAAAGCGGTTAAGGTTGTTTTGCACCCAGAACCAGGCGGCCGATGCGGCGGCGTTCTCGGGCTTTTCCAGCAGCTCGGGCTGAGCGATCAGATCAAGACCCAGCGCAGCGCCGCACGCGGCGTAGTTGACGCGACCGGTGATCTGGATGAGCCCCCGCCCCATGAAGCGCTTGCCGTCGCCCGGCTGCGTGTTACCAAGATCAGCCCTGCCCTCGTACCGGCTTTGAGCCGGCGTCGGGCCCCAGATTTCGCGGAGGTAGCGCAATTGGCCAGACTCGTGACCAACCTGCGCCAGGAACGCTGCTGCGCGCGCGGGCGTATTGATCTGCCGGAACAGCATCGCGTCAGCCAGGATCGGCGCGAACACATCCGCGCGCGCGCCGGCCAGCGGCATGATTGCGTGCAGCTGCGCAGCTGTGACAAGGGGGTCAGCCATTCTTCACACCTGTCACTATCTGGCGTGCATCGTCAGCCAACTCGGCAACGATCTCAGGCAGGTCTTTGTCCTTGCGCTTGTTCAGGAAATTGAACGCGCAGCGGACGATCGTCCAACCAGGCAGCCCGCACGAGAAGTAAATCCCGCCCAGCGCCATGGCACCGTTCGGTGTGGACATCCAAGCGGCCAAGCCAAGGTACTGAATCACGGCAGCGCCACCACAAAGGCTGGCCACCACCGTCGAGATCAAAGCAACAGCCCACTCTCCGCGATTGCGCGGCAGCGTCATCACCATCACCACAATCGTCGCAAGCACGCTCGCACCTCCCGCCACGGCGGCAGGACCGCCCAAGGCTTTGAAAGCCGCGGCACCCGCTGCCCCTGCTGCTGCGCTGCCGCTTATTGGTTCGGACATTCATACCCCCGGGGAAATAAAAAGCCCGCTCACGGCGGGCTGGTTTAATGTTCTTGACTGCGTACCCTTTGGGTACTACGATGCTAATCACTGAGCCGCGCATTCCGCGTGGTTCGACACTCCGAAAGGAACGCCACCATGAAGAACTTTCTTCGTGCGCTTTTTCGCGCCATTAAGGAATACAGTGCACTACAAACCGCCCACCCCCGCCGAACTGGAGCGACTCAAGGTCGATCTGGGCAAGAGCAGTGGCGAGATGGCCGATCTCTTCGGCCTAGCCAACGGCCGCCAGTGGCGCCGCTATCTGTCCGAGGATCCAGCGAATCGGCGAGACATGGGCATGCATATGCTGTTCTTCGCAATCGCCCGTCTCGAACTGGACGACAAAGCCATCGAGCGCGTGCTACAGCGCATGCGCCAGGTCGGCGCGGTCATCGATTTGGCTCCGGATGGAGAGCCGCAGCCGTAGCGCTGTGCACACTGCTGGCAGCATCTGGCGCCAGCGCTCAGGACTGGATCCGGCCTGAAGTTGGCATCGGCGCCTCCCTCTACAGCAAAGGCCCCGACGGGCTCTACTTCCAGCAGCCTTTCCCGCATCAGATGCGGCTGGAAGTGCCTGCCTTCGAAGTGGGCTTCACCGGGCCCATCTATCAACGTGGCTCATGGGGCGTCGACTGGCACGCCGATTGGGCATGGCTCGGCTCGGTCAAGACAACAGCCATGGCCGTACCGCTGGACGCCAACTACAACACCGCGATGAAGAGCTGCAACGGTCAGTGTCTGCCTCTGGCCAAGTACGTCGGCAGCGGGCACGCGCAGGCTTTCATGCTCGCACTGGAGCCCCACTACGATTACGGCAAATGGCGGTTTGGCGTTCAGTTCGGGCCGACGCTCTACAAATCTACGTGGTCGATCGACGTGAGCGACATCCGCTACAGCCAGACCGCTGACCCGCAGAATCTAAGCGGATCAAATCAAGACGGATGGCGCTTTGGCACGGTCGTTGGCGCCTCCGTTGCGTATGGCCAGCTGTCAATCGCCTATCAGCACTTCTTCATGAAGCCGAGCAGCTCGAACCTTGCGCCTCCTGTGTGGCACTCGGTCGACCTGATCATGCTGCGGTACCGGTTCTGACCGAACTTCACGTGCCCGGCGTCACCCAGTTGGACGTCAGCCACGCCGGCATTGAGTTGTAGTAGGCCACGTAAAGCGGATCATCAGACGCGACGACGCACTGGTTGGGAAAATTCGTCGGATCTTGGGGAAAATGGTTTGGGTCGGTGGCGACCCCGAAATACGCTTGCAGAGCGGTTTTCTTTGCATCCGTGTATTGCGAGTAAATCAGGGTCGTCATTTTCAACCTCAGATGTCGTAGGCCGCGACAATCATCGAGAACGATGGCGTTCCGGACGGGTTACTTGCCTTGTACCAAGCGGTTTGCGCGGTGTAGATGTCCAGATCGAACGGCATGCTCGTGCCGTTACTGGCCACCACCGTCGTGCTGACGTTGGACTTCGCCCCGGCCCCGTTCGCATCGCTCGCCACCTGGAACAGCTGGGTAACGCTCGCCACGCTGGTGAGAGACGAAATGTTGCCGCTTACGCGCACGGCGTTCTGTGGAATGCCGCCGATTGCGATCGACGTCCAGCTTGCCGCCGTCGTCGCGGTGGTGAAGCCGCCGGCACTCACAAGCGAAATGCGGCGATCGCGTTGGACTGCCTGCACGAACTGGCTGCTGCCGTTCGTCGGCCACACGCTCACCAGCGCCGAAGCGGTGTAGCCGGAAGGCATGTTGGCGCCGCCGTACACGTGCGGGGCGACTGCCGACGTAGCATTCGTGGCCAGCAGCGCCGCGGTACTCGTGGTCGGATTGTAAATGGCGTAGAGCGCTACGTAGCCGCTCACCGGCGCAGTGCCGACGTCCATGCCGCCGGCGCCTACCGTCCCGAGGTTGATCGTCTTGTTGAAGCTGGCGAGACAATACCGCAGCCCCCCCAGCGCAGATTCAACAACGATCTCGTCTGCCGTCATAGTGGCCGAGGCCGAGGCAGCCGCTACCGACATCTTCAGGTTGCGGACGGTACCCACAACGCCTGAGACCTGTCCGAACTGGACACCATGTTGGCTGGCCGTCGCCGGCGCCAACTGTTGCGCCCCCCCGGCACATTCCATGAGAACCGCGATCGGGTTGCCGCTATTTACCCCTGGGATTGTGAGGCGCATCAAGACTGCCGTTCCATTCAACGCCAGCTCACCCCCTTGCAAAGGCTGCAAACCGAGGCCATAGATCGGGATTGCCGTCAAACCATCGGGCGCATAGGTAGAAGCTCCGGTGTTCGCATGAGCGATCTTGACCTGTTGGATAACGCCATCAACCCAAGTCCCGGATACAAGAGGGATCGCGTTGGTGGCGGTGTAGGCATTTGCCGAACCGGTATCCGTCAGGATGACGGTCGATTGCCCGAGGCGCTTAATCGCCGAGAGGACTTGATTGAATTGGTTCTTTGCAAGCGTCAAGCCCGCGCCGGTCACGACGTTTGCCAATTCCATCATCACGGCGTTGAGCCATTCTGCCGGAACGATGGTCGCGGGCGTGCTCGTAGCCGGGTTCCCATCCGTGAAGAAGCCAGCAGTACCGGCAGCAGTCGACGCCGGCTGCGTTGTCGCAGCCGTCGAGTTATCAATCTGATACATGGATTTCCTTACGAGTATCGGAACTGCAGGACTGTGTGCGCTGGCGCGATGGCGCTCAGCTCACACTGGAGGACGGTGTTATTCCAGCTAGCCAAGGGCTCGCCAGCAGCAGATTGGCCCGCGGCAAAGCGAACCACGGTATTGAGCGGCGCATTGACCGCCCAGGTGAAGAACCAGTCGGCAGTTCCGAGCTGCTGGCCCGCCGTGCTCTGCCCGCAACGGAACGGAGCAAAGTTGGTGATCGTGATTCCATAGCCCAACTTGGCCGCAAACCCGATGTAGTAGGCCGCAGACTGGCCACCTGAGTTTGCGAGGCGCGCAACAACCTGCGCGCGCCTTTGCTGCACTGTTGGGGATTCACCGGCACACGGGTCGGGCAGGCCGAGAGTGGACTCCCACTCGGGGAGCAATTCGTAAGTCGTACCGGGAAACGAATCAACCAGCAGGTAATTGGAACGCGCGGTCTGTCGGCCGTAGACCTGGGTCAGTCCCGAGAACACCTGAGTCTGGACCGCATCTTGATCGCGAGGCCAGACGCGACCACGCGGCATCAGCGCTTGGAAGGCTCGGAGATAATCGGCAGAGGTGAGATTTGGCGCTAGCATCCCTCACCTCAAACGTAAGTCACGGAGCCGAGCACAGGGATATTCCCCGTTGCATTCGTGATGTTGCCCACCGGTGAAGTGATGACAAACCCAGAGGTGTTCGGGATAGCCGCAATGGCCGACTCAATGGCGGAAAGATTGATCGTCCCACCTGGCGAGCCATTCGAGAGGAACACTCCTGAAATTGCCGCCGCGATGGCGGCACGGGTAGCCGTGGTCGACGACGTCAAGCCAGAAATCGTAAAGTTGACCGTGTTCGCGATCGGCGCGCACGCGTAGACAAGCGCGGTGACGGGCTGGAGCGAGATGAGCGCATTGGCGAGCATGAGTTGGTCGCCTGTCGCCACCACACCGCGTGGCACGCCTCCCGGCCCTTGGTCGTATTGCGAGACGCCGTTCGAACCCTGCGGGAATCCATTGAACGCTGCTTCCGCGTTGTCCATCATGAAGTAGACGACTACGGTCCCGGTGCCGAACCCATTTGGCGCAACCCATGCGCGTGTTACACCCGCGACGGCGAGCGCCCAAGTTTGGTAATCACCCTTCGCCCCCCCTTGCGGGGCCGTCTGAAATGCAGAGATGACCCGCGCACTGAATGCGGTGTTGGTCTCTACATCGGCGCCGCCGCTGATTGCTCCCGTTGCGGTTCCGCCCGACTGGATACCGGTGATGGCGACGCCCAGCGACATGGCCGTACCGCTCACGCAGTTTCCGGCTGAGCCGGCCGTGACGGCAGTGACCGCCACCGTCACAGAACTGCCCAACACAGTGGCGCTAGCGTTGGTGGTGTACGTCACACCATCACCCCGAACCACCACGGTGCCTGCCGGGATCGTGCCGGAGGCGCCCGAAAAGGTGACATTCCCGGTAGCCGAAGTTGCCTGCTTTCGATAGACGCTCTTCAGCGCGCCCCATGCTTCCAGGTATTCATCTGTGGCCGTCCACGGCACCGCCTGCTTTGCGATCCAGTCCAGATACCCATAGTGCAGGTGCGCGAGACCAGCCTGGACGTTCCCCGTGATGCGCAGGTTGGAAACGCGCAGCAGCGGATCCGAACCGGGAACGCTTGACGCGATGTCAGAGGCGACTTGCGTCTGCAGGTCGGTCAGTAAAGGCCGAGCAAATGGCATCAGTTAATCCCGTTCCATGCCCACGAGTAAGCTTTCGCAACCGTGGAACCATCCTGTTTGTACGCAACGACCTGTGCGCCGAGCTGGCCTGCTGCCGTCCACTCGACATATACGTCGAACTTCGCCACAACACCATCATCGATCATCCATTGGAGCGCCTCGACGATGTAGTCATATGCGCGCTGCAGCGTTTCTTGAGTCTGCTTCGATCTGTTCAGCAACCAAAGGCGCGATCCCAGCTTGACCGTGCTGAACTCATCCCCCCACCATCCACGCGGATCGTTTGTGCCGTCCGGAATCACGTCCTCGGGCTCCGCCCGCCGATCAGTGAAGAGCGAGATCAGGAGCGCGGTTTCAATATCGTTGCCGGCGGTCAGCAACGCGCCCGTCATCCTCCAGTCACCGCGGCTGTTGGCGGTGTCCCAGGTTGTCGTTGTATCGGTCATTGCTGTTGGTTCGGAGCGTCAGACGTGACAGTGGATGATCCGCCCTGAACGTTACGCACCGGGTGCGTGTGGGAGTCGTAGATAACCCGATCCGCCGCCATGCTTCGGCCGGTCGTATCGCAGTTGTCGACGATGTCCCCAGTGCATTCGAGACGAGGTGTCACCATGCGGACCTTCGTAGCGGCGTTGATCGTTACCACCGTCGCGTTATCTACCTCGACCGGCTGCCCGTTCGCCTTCACGAAGATTCCGCCCGAGGCAGTCAAATAGATCTGCTTGCCGTCTTGGCTGTAGATCATCGTTTCGCCTGCTGCCAGATTCTTCGGCCTCGATGGTTGATGAACAGTGCCCAGCACCACACCGTTCGAGCGATCACCCCCCAGGAACACAACAAACGCGTCCGACCCCGTTGGTGGATTGGACGTCAGGCCAAATTCCGCCACCCGTGGCGTGTTATCCCGTGTCTCCAAGGGGTTCAGCTTCACCTGCATCATCTGCACGCCGCCAGAGTCATTCACCGTTGTCACCAACGCACGGGCGAGCGAGAGCAGAACGCGCCGAGCGACGCGCTCAAGAATTCCATGCTGGTCGGTCATTGCTGTGGGACGGGTCCGATGACGTCGCCAAACTGCGGCTGGATAAGCACCGGCTGCGGCAAAAACGCTTCCGGCGCCATCAAGGTGAGTTCTGCGTGGGTGCCATCAAGCCCAAGGTGATACGTCACCTCGGAAATCAGGTATCGCACCGGCACAGTCCCGGCCTGGTCGCTTGACACCTTTAAGGACGGAATCAGGACGTCAATGAGACGGTTAGGCTGCCACACGTTCCCCGCAACGTCTCGCCAGTTGTCGACGGTCAGATGGACCACCTCCGACCGACCGCTACGG